TGTTTGTTTTTGTAACGGAACTTCTTTGCGTTTTGATGTGGGAGCCAACAAAGCTGCACCACCTTCCGTTACTTCAGGTGTAGTAAGACCAACTGCAGGTTTGTAGTCTGCCTGAGGAATCTCAGCAGGAGCACTTTCTACAGATACTTCTGATTTTGTTTCAGACTTACCTAAATGAGCAAGAATCTTCTCTTTTGCTTTGGCAGGGTCTGTTTCAGAAATGTCGTAGTGTTGACCTTGATATTCATATACTGGCATAGTAGTCTTTAATCTAATTTGATTGGGTCTTCTTTAGTACCAGTTCCTTTAACCTTTGGAGCACCATATTGTTTATTAGCAAACTCAGTAAAGGTTAAATCAGGATTCTCTTTAGCAGCCATAGCAGCAGCGTCAAGTTGTTCTTGAGTAAATGGAATAGCTTTGCGTACAAGCTCCAATTTGCTACGAATTAAATTCTTGCGGTCTTCAGACAAGTTCTTGTCACTTAATTGTGCTTCAGATGAAGATTCAACAATACGACGCATCTCAGCTAGTTTGTCCATAGCAACATCTAATTTAGCACCTGCAGGGATTGCAACGCCGGATTCAATACTATTTGCCAATCCTACGAGTCCAGTTGCTGCACCACCAGATTCTAATGATGCCAAGCTACGTGCAACACCAACCATACGGGTTTGCATCTTTTGTGATGTTGTATCAGACATCTCTTGATTCAATGCAGATAACGGTGCTGTCAACAGACTGTTAAATTGTTTCTGTTGGAACATTGGGCCAGTAGTAGTAATAGGCAATCTGGCAATGTTGGTAAGAGCATCAGATGCTTGGGTAAAGGCTTGGACAACACGAGAAGCTGCAGGAGACTCTTTGCCACCACCTTGCAATGCAGCAATCAGTTTGGCATCACGAAGTTCTGCAGACTTTTCTTTACGTTGTTCGTCACGTCTTGCACGGTCTTCTTTTTCAACTCTGTTACGAGCCTCAGGAGTCATCAAACTCAACAATTTTTGACGTACATCAGGACTCCATGTTTCAGGGAAATTAGCAGGCAATGGAATGCCAGTGCGTCCAAGTGCATCTTTTAAACGTTGGTCATATTCACCTTGGCTACTTGCGCCATATAAAGACTCAAGACCGTCATCAATAGACTTTTGATATTCTTTTTTAGCATTGGCAATGTTTGATGTTGCAGTAGTCTGCAAACGACGAGCCTCAGACATTAGATTGGCATAATTCTTATCATCACCAGTTGCACGAGCTAAATTAGCTTGTTTAATCATTTTTGCAGAAGCAGATAAGTCTTGTTGTGAATTTATTGCTTGCTGATTAAATAATCCCGCTGCAGTAGGAATCCCGTCTGGTGTAGCCAATTGATAAGTAGGTGGCAACATACTTTTAGACATACCAGCCAAAGGTTGTGGTTGACCACCAGCCATTTGACCTAACGCTGGAGTCTGCTCTGCACGAGCATCTTTTAATGCTTCTTGTGTTTCTATATCTTTAGCTTCTTCTTGTAAAGGCTGTCTTGCACCTTCTTTGTAAGCACCATATGGGTCAAAAGAAGTTGCTAGGGTAAATAATTCAGAACCTAATCCTGCTGCCATAATCTGTCCTTAATTGTTCATGCCTGGTGATGGTGTATTGTATTGTGAGTACAAGGTTTGTAATGGATTAATCACATTACCAAGTCCGCTTGCAATTGATTGAGCACCACCTAATACGCCACCTAATTGTCCTGCAGTTAACCCTGCCTGTGCTGCTGCACCCGTTGCAGGAGATTGTGTAGCACCTGATAATTGGGCTAATAATGCTTGTTGTTGTTGCAGATTAGACTGAGCATATTGTTGGCCGAATTGTTGGGCTTGCAATAATGCACCACCACCAACTAAACGACCTTGTGCAGCTTGTTGAGCTTGAAGAGTTTGTAGCCCTTGTCCAAGATTAAATTGGTAGCCTGGAGTTGTAGTGATTGTACTTGGGTTATTTAATAAGTTAGATAACTGTGCGGCATATCCTGAGCGGTACTGAGCAAATGGGTCTGCTTGTTTAGCATATTGACCTGCTTGCTGACCTGCTGCAATTGAACCAACTCCACCAGCCATTCTAGCCAAACCACCAACAATACCTGCACCAGAGGATGCTGTTTTGAGAATATCGCCTAATGATGTGCCTTGACTAGCAGGGACTCCTGTTAAATTTGCACCATAATCACCGGCTAAGTTTCCCGCAATATCAGAAGCAGTACCACCACCTGTTGCAATACCTGCGGCATTGGATGCAGCATATTGGTCAATGCCATAAGATTGTTGTAAGTTTTGTGCGATTTGGTCAGCAGATAATCCCTGAGCTTGCATACTAACGGCATCTTGTGCCACCATATCGCTAAGGTTAGATGTGCCAACTCCACCACTAACTAGGTCGCCAAGACCTTGAGTTGCAAATGCAGTACCACCACTAATTGCAGCTTGTCCTACATCACCAGTAGTTGCTAAAGTATCTGTTGCATTAAAGGCGGGAATTAATTCGGGGTTTCCTGAAAGAGCTAGTCCAGCATCTACGACAGGTTGTACTACTGGCTGAACGCTACCACCTAATCCAAGGTCACTAAATCCTGATGAGACTGCATCTGATACGCTAGACACGGCATCGCTAACAGCACTAATAGGGTCAAATCCACCGCCCCCTCCACCAAATGGAGTGCGTTTAAGTTCCCAAGTCCAACCACTGTGTTTGCTCTTCAAAAAGCTCATAATTTAGCCTCAACTATAATGTACCGTTCTTTGAAGCCTAGACGATGCCATAATCTTGCAACTGATTTTCTAGCAGCACCTTGAACCTTAGTGGCTCCAAATGATTTTAATATGTTACTTAATTGGTTGTAGGTATCTTGACCGCTTATTAACTTACCGCCGATAGTATTAACAAAAGCCACCCTATCGTTAGGAAAATTGATAAAAGAGACGGTTAAGGCTCCTACTACTTCTGCTTTCTCATTTGTCACCGCAATTAATATCCAATTGCCAGTTGACAGGTAAACCTTAACTTGGTCTACCGTATAATCGTCTTGTGCATATTCTAACGCATTTGACACAAAAGGACACACCTTTTCCCATATTTGGGCTATGAAATGTGTTGGAATATGTACTAATTTCAAGTGTCCCCCGACTCTACGTCAACTTCAAAGTATTCGAGCCTTAAGGGTACATTATCTTGGTGTAATAAGTCAAACGAGCGTCTACGACCTTGTCCTAGTCTGGTGACTTGGGATTTAGAGGTATTTAGGTTGACGTTCTGCCACGCAGAATATGTCTGATAGTCGTCTGAGGTATAGCGTAATAGAGCATAGGAATCAATCTTATCCCCGACGATTTGGACAGCTCTCCAAAACTTACGTAGGTTAGTACCGCCATCTACTAATGGAGTCCTTGCAAAGACGTTTATAGGGTTACCGTAGTCTTGATAGGTGTTAGGGTCAAACTGATAGATTGTGCCTGTATTGGCGTGTTGTAGCAGGTCTAAAGTGCCATATTTGGCATAGAACTGTCCAAGGAAGTAAGTCTCTTGATTATTCTCTACAGATGACCAATATGTCCAACCATTTTGAGCAAAGTCATATACTAGGGTATACCCTAAGTCTCTAAGGGTTAATACGTATAGGGAGTGACCTGAAATCTTGATACTGAAGGCATAAGCCTGTGTTGGGTCACAACGGTTGATGATTCTTTCAATATATTGGTTTGAAATGACTTGTGCGGTTTGACCAGACAATGCCATTACCTGATAGCCCTTTTGTCTTGCAGTAGACATCCATATTAGGGTGTTATCCATCTGAACTAAAGAGAACTCAGATGCAATACCAAATTGGATTACAGAGTTCTGATAAGGCAATAATGGGCTACCTGGGGAAGTTCCTGCATCATAGAAGAACTCCATGTGGTATGTACCAAAGGTAACGATATAGTTAGCGGTACGACCAATAGCCAATAATGGGTCGGCAGCAGACACTACACCAATGTAGTTAATCGCTTGCCATGTGGTTGGGTCTTCTACGTTAGAGTTGTATAACAACCCTGCAGGAGTTCCAACAATATAATACCCGTCTACGAATACAGCGCCTGCAATAGTACTGCTAGGATAAGAGGTAGTAAAGGTAAGAGTAGGACTTCCGCTAGCTGTAGCATTTTGACTTAATGTTAATGTGGTACCAAATATAGTTAAAACATAAGTGCCGGACGGAATGCCTGTGCCTGACACTACCTGACCAACCTGAATTAATGGATTGGATGCAGATAATGTTACAGTAGGTGACCCACTACTAGTAGTACCATTTTGCGTCGTAATGGTGCCTAAAAGGTCAATAATGGTGCCTGATGCTAGGACATATACATATCCGTGGTTGTCATTCTTAAAAAATACTTGGGTTTGGTCTACAGAGTAAACAAAGTTATATGGGCCTGACGCATCAACAGTACCTTTAGATACATTGTTGTCATAGAGGACTCCGTTAACAATACTGAGTAAATGCGTACCTGCAGCAAAGATGCCTTGACCAGTTCCTGGTGTAGGAGGAGTTTGATAAGTCAGTAGACCTGGGCGTTTGACAATTGCAGAAGATTCTTTCTTCTCAATCTCAATGATAGCGTTACCAACCTTGCTATCTTTGTTTAAGGTGCCGTCACGACTTCCAATGTTGTGACCACAGGGGACACGGCTGATTGCCATAATTAGCTGTAATATCTATTAGAAGGTTGGAATGCTGTACTAGCTTCCTCTTGACTCCAATCAGTCATTACTTCTTCTAGTTTAGCGGCACGTTGTGCTAGTTCAGCACGCACTTGTGCGGGAACTCCATACTCAAGACTGAGTTGGTCTGCCAATCCAAACTTTAAACAATTAAACCACTCAGAAGGGAAGTCAGGAATATCGTTAGGATTGAGCACATCATCTACCGGCATTTGAACCTGTAGGTGAATGGTGTAACCCGTAGCTGATGGGGTGTCGTAAACATATAACACGCCATTAGTTAACTGTGGGTCGTAGTAGACTTGGTTAGGAATGCCTTGTGATGGCTTGTAACCCTGTTGCATATACTCTTGACGGGAGATAACCATTAAGGTGGTATCTTGGTTCTGTGGGTTACGAATAAACGCCATAACTACACGCAAAGGACGAGTTGTGACTACATTTCCTGTTGGGCCTAGGGTATAAGTGTTTTGTCCAATTACCATTGGAACTTGTAGGTCTTCTACTTTCCATAATGGCATTCCCTTGGTTTGTAACTGTTTGATGTACAGGTTTAGGGCTTGGGAACAGTTATTGTAGTCTTCGTCCGTAGGGGTATCGCCAGCGCCAATAACGCCTAATACACGCAAGGCGCCATTGATTACGGCATTACGAGATTGTGTGTATGAGGCAGTCATATTATCCTAAAAGGGCTGTTACTTCAGCTTGTGTTAGTCCTAATGCTGTTAGTTTAGCTAGTGCAGATGCCTTTGCAGTTGCTTGTGCTTGCTCAGCTTGTGCTTCAGCAGCTTGTAATTCAGCTAGTTTGGCTTGTGCTGCTGCTTTATCGTAAACGACTTCTTTCTCGTCTTTATCGTATGCTATATCGCCACGAATGGTTACGATTGCTGGATTGAGTGCATAAATAGCATCATGTAAATAAATCATTGTGCAATTTCCATAACAATTATAGTGCTAGTTTGACCATTAACCTGTGCAGTAGTAGTTCCAGATGTATACATATAAACAGAATAAGTTGTGGCAGATGTTGTTGTTGGGCTATCTAAATAATTCATTGATATAGAGGTAAATAAACTTCCTCCAGAAGAAGAATAAATTTCAGATAAAGAAGTTTGCGTACCTGATGAAATTAAATTTGTAGAATTTCTAAAAATTGAATAAACGCCAGCAACTGCTGAACCTGATGTATTAACTGGCAAAGAAGATAAGATTAAAATCTTGCTTGTAGAAAATAATGGAGTAATTGAAACTGATAATCCAGTTGTTACATAACTTCCTGATGTTGTAGATGTCGCAGTATTGTAAGTTGATTGAACCACTTGCAACACTTTCGATTGCGCTCCTTGAGTGCCTGACCCTGTTGGAAATGTAACGCCAGCACTACCATCTAAAACGAGGCTCATAATGTAACTCCATGATTGGCAAACTTGCCAAAGTATTTATCCCTAGCTTCTGTGGCAACTAGGTCAGCCAATTCGACATCATCATAATAACCAAAATGGGTTTCTTTGCCTTCAATACGCAATGATACTTGCCATTTCTTTTCTAATTTATGCCAACGGACATTTTTTAATCCTGTTGAACTATTGCCACGCAATTTAGTATTTTGTGCATTTTGACGCTTGGTTGCGGCACGAAGATTCTCAATACGATTATCTTTGCGGTCACCATTGATATGGTCTACCAATTTTGGCATATATCCATGTTGCATACAAAATATGATTCTATGTGCCATTAACTTTTTTCCATCCACACCGACAGACACATATCCATCACCATGTGAACATCCAGCTTTATCGCCAATTCTATTTCCTCTGGTAGCAACTTTCCAATATAACTGACCATCTTTATATTCAAACTTTGAATGTAAATATTCCTGACTAGGTGCAGCTTGTGGATTACTTCCATTAGGAAAAGTAATACCAGCAGATGAATCTACTGTAAGTGAACCGCTATTACCTGATAGGACTAAACTCATTATGTATTCTCCGCAGGAAGTGGTGTGTGTTTGTTCATATATAGTTCCTTTTTAGTAGCAGATATTTTCTGCTTTGTTTCTACAGAGCATTTGCGACCAAGAACCGCAAGCCTAACATTTTCACGATGTTGTGGCGATAGCTTTTTACCAAGTTTAGCTTGGCGTAGCTTTTCACGATGCTCTGGTGTAAATGCTGGAATATTTGGCTTTTTAGCCATTTGAATGACTACTTGCTTGGAATACTCCTCACGAGCCATAGCATAGGTTTTAGAGCCTATTTTGCCATACTTGCCTGTAGCACTCATCATAAAGTAAGCACGAGCCATAGAGCCACCATAAGCCTTCCAAAGCATACGATGAGCAATAAAGTGCTGTCTAGGTGTCAAAGCAATCAGATTGTCCTTTTTGTTTGAGCCGCCATGACTGCGTGGCACGATATGATGCTTTTCAGAATAGCCTTCTACAACCTGCTCTTTTAAGGCAGATATAAAGTTGTTGTAGCGGACTAAATGATGTTGATTAGGCATTTGGTGTGTCGGCAGGGGTTGGAGTATTGCCCTCGGCAATCCACTTCAAATACTGTTGATAATCAACATTGGCTGGGTCTACAGGAATATAAGCATTATCAGCAATACGCAATATAGAAGTTGTGCTTACTTGATTATTAAAATCTATAAATTTTTTATACATTACAACTCCGAAT